ACTTCGGGCTGACGCCAGTTGCCCAGGGCAAGGTCCGGCCGTCCGGCGATGTCGAGAAGAGCGGGAACGCCTTCGCCAACAACGGTGCGAAGCGGAAGACCCGTGCGTGATTACGTTGGTATCGCCACGGCGTATGCCGAAGAGGCGGTAGCCGACAAGAAGGGCAAGAAGTTCGGCAAGTGGATTAGGCTGGCGGGCAAGCGCTTCTTGGCGGACCTCAAGCGCGCCAAGCGGAAGCGGCCGCCGTTCCTGTTCGATGAGTGGCACGCATGCGACCCATGCGACTTCATCGAGAAGCTCCCGCACGTTGAAGGGAAGTGGGCACGGCCGGAGATCGAGCTGCATCGGTCCCACGTGTTTTTCGTGGTGCAGCTGTTCGGTTTCCGTAACCTCGATGGCAGCCGGCGCTTCACCTCGGCGCTGTTCGCGGTTGCCCGCAAGAACGCCAAGTCCACGTTGGCCGCGGCGATTTTGCTCTACTGCCAGTGCTGTGAAGAGGAGGAAGGCGCCCAGATCATCTCGGCGGCCACAACCGGCAGCCAGGCGCGGATCATCTTCAACGTCGCCAAGCGTATGACCGAGAAGACGCCCGATCTGCAGGAGGCGTTTGGGCTGGCGTGCTGGGCCAACGCGATCAGCCGGGTGGAGACGGGGGCAACCTTCAAGCCCATCAACTCCAAGGCCAGCACGCAGGACGGCCTCAACCCGTCGCATGTGGGCCTGGACGAGATCCACGCTCACAAGTCGGCGGACCTGTTGAACGTGCTGACTTCGGCAGCAGGTGCACGCAGCAACCCGCTGTGGCTGTACACCACGACCGAGGGTTACACCAACCCGGGACCGTGGGGAGAAATCAGGCAGTTCGCCAAGCAGGTGCTGCAGGGCATCCTGGGCGATTCGGCCGACCACTTCCTGGTGGTGTTCTTCGCCGTCGACGATGACGACGACGAGTTCGATGAATCGGCTTGGCCCAAGGCCAACCCGCTGATGGACGCCAACCCGCATCTGCTGAAGGCCATCCGCAAGGAGGCCGTCGAGGCGCGGCAGATGCCCTCGAAGCTGGCCGAATTCAAGATTAAGCGACTCAACCGGCCGGCGTCCTCCGCCACCGGCTGGGTGGATCTGACGAAGTGGCAGAAGTGCGGCGGCGCGGTCGATCTGGACTGGCTCGCAGGGCACCCATGCTGGGGCGCGTTCGATCTGGCGAGCACGCTGGATATGACGTCTTGGCGCTTGGTGTGGAAGGTGGACGACGTCTATTACACCTGGGGCCGTCGATTCGTTCCGGCGGACGCGGTGCGGGCACGCACGGAGCGGGGCGTGGTTCCGTATGCGGGCTGGGTGGCTGCCGGGTTGATTGAGGCGACTGAAGGCGAGGTCACCGACTACAGCGTGGTGGAGGCGCGGATCCGGGAGGACATCGCCCGGTTCGGACCTCTGGGGATTGGCTACGACCGATGGAACGCCGCTGAAATTGCGCAGCGCCTCTTGGCCGATGGGCACCCGCTGGTCGAGTTCAACCAGACCACGAAGAACTACCACCCCGCGATGCAGGAGCTGGAGCGGGCCTACATAGGCAAGAAGATCCAGCACGGCAACGACCCGGTCCTGAACTGGTGCGCGTCCAACCTCATCGCATTGAAAGATGGAAACCTGAACATGAAGCCTGACAAGAAGCGGTCGCCGGACAAGATCGATGACATGGCTTCCCTGCTCATGGCGGTGGGCTTGTCGATGGCTGCAGAAGAAGGAGAGGGCGACCTTGATGACTTCTTCTCTAACCCAATCGTGGTGGGCTGATGTCTCAGGAAAACAAACGTCGCGGACCCGGTCGAATTAAGTCATCGGTTCTGAAATGGCTAGGCGTGCCCATCGGCCTGACCGATGAGGCTTTCTGGTCTGCCTGGAACGGCGGTGGCTCCGCCGCCGGAAAATCGGTGACGCACCGGACCGTGTTGCAGCTTTCTGCGGCCATGGCATGCGTGCGCCTGATCTCTCAGACCTTGGCGACACTCCCGCTTGGCTTCTTCGAACGAAAGCCGGATGGGACTCGCGCAGCTGCGCATAGGCATCCCCTGTACGAGCTTCTTCACAACCAGCCCAATGCCGACATGACGGCGGTGCAATTCTGGGAAGTTGTCCTGGTCAGCCTGCTTCTGTGGGGAAACGCCTACGCAGAGAAGACCACCAGTGCTGGTCGGCTGGTGAGTTTGGAGTTTCTTCAGCCGCAGCGAGTGGCTGTAAGGCGGCTCACGACCGGCGAGCTGGAATACCGCTACACCGGAACCGACGGCCGGCAGAGAGTCATCGACGAAGGGAGCATGTGGCACATCCGTGGCTTCAGCGTGGATGGAACGATGGGTGTCTCTGCCATCCAGGCTGGTGCCCACGTTTTCGGCGCCGCGATGGCGGCCGATGAGGCATCCGCGAAGGTCTTCGCCAACGGAATGAACGTCGGCGGCGTTCTCAGCACTGATCAAATTCTCAGCAAGGAGAACCGCAACACCTTCCGCACAAACATGCAGGCTGAGTTCTCTGGGGCCATGAATGCAGGCAAGACCATGCTGCTCGAGGCCGGGATGAAGTATCAGCAGGTGCCGATGAACCCGGAGGACGCCCAGCTACTTGGCACTCGTGCATTCAATGTGGAAGAGATCTGCCGGTGGTTCGGCGTGCCTCCCTTCATGGTAGGTCACTCGGAAAAATCCACCAGCTGGGGAACGGGGATCGAGCAGCAGATGATCGGGTTCCTGACCTTCTCGCTCGCGCCTTGGCTGCGCCGCATCGAGCAATCCATTCGAAAAGATCTGCTGGCGCCGGCGGAGCGAGCCGTCTATTTCGCAGAGTTTGCTGTCGAAGGGCTGTTGCGCGCTGATAGCGCTGCACGGGCGCAGTTCTACTCAACGATGGCCCAGAACGGCTTCATGACCCGCAACGAAGGGCGCGCCAAGGAGAACCTCGCACCGCTCCCTGGCGGTGATGTGCTCACCGTGCAGTCCAATCTTGTTCCGCTTGATCAACTGGGTGGTACGACCGGCGACCAAAAGGCCCGATCCGCGCTGCTCGCATGGCTTCAAATCGATAGCGACAACGGGAAAGACCCATGAATCGAAAGAATGCGTCCCTGAAGATCAGGGACTTCGACCTCTCCGTGAAGGCCGTCAGTGATGACGGCCTTTTCTCTGGCTACGGCTCCGTCTTCGAGACGGTGGATAGCTATCGAGAAGTCGTCATGCCAGGTGCGTTTGCCGAGAGCTTGGCGGAAATCAAAGCCAAGGGAAGGCCGGTGCCGGTCCTCTGGCAGCACCGCACCGGGGAGCCAATCGGCATTTACACGTCCTTGGTAGAAGACGCTCACGGGTTGAAGGTTGAAGGGCAGCTCATCCTGGACGGTGTCGCCCGTGCGAAGGAGGCTCACGCCCTGATGAAGGCCGGAGCAGTCTCTGGCCTGTCGATCGGCTACTACGTGCGTGAGGACAGTTGGGACGAGAAGGAGCGCGTCAGGCTGCTGAAGAAGGTGGACCTCGTGGAGATCTCCCTTGTCACATTCCCCGCCAATGACGATGCCCGTGTCGACGCCATCAAGTCGAAGCTCGCGCATGGCTCGCTTCCCACCCTTCCTGAATTTGAGCAGCTCCTGCGCGAGGCAGGCTTCTCGAAAAGCCAGTCCACGGTTATCGCCAACCGTGGACTGAAGCATCTGCTGGACCGGAGTGAGTCCGGGAGCACGGCGAACGAAATCACTGGCATGGCCAATCAGCTTGGCCGCCTCACCCTCCCGACTTTCTGAGGAATCACTATGTCCCGATACACCAACCTCGCCAGCTCCATCGGCCGCGGCCTGAAGAATGCCCAGAACCTTGACGACCAGCTCGAACTCAAGGGCCTGATCGGCCAGCTCAACGAGCGTGACAACGAGATCAAGCTGTTCGCCGAGAAGGCGACCAACGAGATCAAGGAGCACGGCAAGATCCTGGACGACACCAAGGGCGCGCTGGAGCTTCTCTCCAAGAGCGGCCTTGAGATCAACGCTCGCTTGCTCGAGGTCGAGCAGAAGCTCGCGCGCCGCGCGGCGGCCAATGATCCGGATGGCGCCAAGTCCATCGGTGAGCAGTTCACCGATTCCGAGGACTTCACCGGCCTGGCCGCCAAGGGGCGCGGTATTGCCCGAATGAACCTGAAGGCCGTCACGTCGATCACCAGCGCCACCACCGGCACCGGCGGCGTCGGCGCGGGCATTCAGCCCACTCGCGTTCCCGGCATCGTGGCGGGGCCGGATCGCCCGTTCACGATCCGCGACCTGCTCATGCCGGGACGCACCTCGTCCAACTCGGTCGAGTTCGTGCAGGAATCTGGCTTCCAGAACATGGCCGCCGCGGTGGCCGAGACGACCCTCAAGCCGCAGTCCGATCTGTCCTTCGAGCTGAAGCAGACGCCGGTGCGCACGTTGGCTCACTGGTTCCTGGCGTCGAAGCAGGTGCTGGCGGATATTCCGCTGCTGCAGAGCTACATCAATGGCCGCGCCATCTACGGTCTGAAGTACGTCGAAGAAGCCCAGCTTCTGGCGGGTGACGGTACTGGCCAGAATATCCTCGGCTTGATTCCGCAGGCCACTGCCTTCGATGAGACCCTGCGCAAGGCCGGCGACACGAAGATCGACCTCCTGCGCCGCGCCATCCTCCAGGTTCGTGTCGCTGAGTACCGTGCGAGCGGCATTGCCCTGAATCCGGTCGACTGGGCCGATATCGAACTGCAGAAGGACGAGCAGGGCCGATACATCTGGGTCAACGTGGTGGAGGGCGGCCAGCCGCGCATGTGGAAGCTGCCCGTCGTGGACTCCACCGCGATCCCCGAGGGCGAGTTCCTGGTAGGTGCGTTCGATATCGCGGCCCAGGTATTCGACCGTGAGGACGCCGCTGTCGAGGTTTCGACTGAGGACAGCGACAACTTCCGCAAGAACATGGTCACGATCCGCGCTGAAGAGCGTTTGGCCTTGGCGGTCTACCGCCCGGAGTCCTTCGTGCACGGCACCTTCGAAGACTTGACCCCATAACCAGCGGCCCGCAGCGGCGCAAGTAGGTGGCGGGCCTTCGGGCCCGCCACAGGAGAATGCCATGAAGTTCATCGCCAAGAAGGGGTTCAACGACCCCAACGGATACCAGCGCCGCAACACGGAGTGGACAGGGTGCGAGCGAAGGGCAAAGGAGCTGCTCCTTCTGGGCCTGATCGCGCCGGCCGCCGAAGAAAAAGCCGCGCCTAAGGCGGAAAACAAGATGCGCCAAGAGTTCGAGAACAAGTCGGAACTCAGCTCGCCGAGCCCGGTTGAAGCTGCATCGACTGGGCCGGCGGACAATCCTGACGCTGCCGAGGAAGTGAGCGCCAGTTCGGCAGGCACTGCGCTGGTTGCCCAGAACGCAGCTGACGTGGTCGCCGCCGTGGTTCAGGTGGCCGACGCGGATGTACTGGCCGCCGGCCTCGCGGCAGAGCAGGCCAAGGGTGAGAAGGCGCGCAAGAGCGTCATCGAGGCACTCACTTCTGCCATG